CTCCTGCAGCTGCGGTTATACAAACAGAAAGTTTTCCTTTTGTTACATCAAAAACTAAGGTTCCAACCTCTGCGATTAAAGTATCAATAACAGCGGTAGTTAACTTAGGAATGATTAAAGCTCTAGGATTAAGAATTTCTTCCATCTTATCACGCCCTTGTATTTGTAATTTTACAAATACCGTTAGGTGCTTGAACTTGAATACAACCTCTTTCCCATGCTCTGATGGTTGTTGATTTTCCAGGGTCATCGATTGTTATACTCTGAAGTGCTTGAGCTTGTTTCCAAACTAAAGACTCTCCTTTGTGAACAACAAATGCTGTATCTGCAGTGATTGTTTCAGAAATCATGATTTTTAATCCGACTAATTCATTAACTACTCCATTCTCTACAACTGAGACTGATTTGAATGTTGGGTGGTTTAATATTTTAGTATTTGAAATTACATTAGTATAATCTGTCCCATTAAGAATTAAGTATCCATTTCCATCTAAAGCGTTTATTCCATCTGCTCTTAACATTTGTATTGAGTCTAGAATATCCTTGACAGGATTTCTATTGGCCTCTGTTGCTGAATTCCATTCGTTGCCTGCTGTAATTGCAACGGTATTTCCGAAGCTTGCTGCCATTGCTGCTTCGATAACTGTATCGATTTGATAATTAATTTTTCTTGCCATTCTAAGAATATGTCTTTGAAGCATTGGGACTGTTGCTGCTTGCTGCATTTCTAAAGAGATTATTGATTCGTCTCCGTATTTTAGAATTACTGAGCTAACCTTTGTTTCCGTTACTTGAACGAATGGGAAAGGTGCCATTTGGGGGATTCCGGCTATTGAGGAATAAGTACCTCCGCCTGTTGAGTCGTCATTGGTTTCTCTGAAATATGATTCTGTCCATGAGTCTGATGTGTCTATTGTACATAATGTTTTAAGAACTGCCATCTCTTTACTGACTGCTTTAACTGCTGAGTCAATATATTCTTTTCTTAAGTCTGCCTCTCTCCATGTATCTGCCATTTTAGATTACAACCCCCACTTCTACGATTGCTGTTCCACCACCACCACCTAAAGTATTTAATATTTTTCCTACAACTTCTCCTGACATTAAGTCAGCTTGAAGAGCTGCTCTAACTGCGTCTGCTCCACCAATAGAAACTAATCCTCCGACTGTAATTGCTGCTGCGGTTGAAGTTATTGACCATCGTCCATTCATTGCTACAGTTACTTCTGTTATTCCGTCAGAAGCTGTTTTTTCTTCCCATAAAATACCTGCGAATGGATCATTATCTGCTGAAGAAGCTATTGCTGTATTATTATCTGTTAATTTTAGAATTGTCCCGATTGGAATTGCCGTCGCATTTGCTACTGTTCGTCTTGCGAATCGAGTAGGTGTTTCAATGCATGTTGCGACTGTCATGATTATTCTAGAAACAACTTATATTTAAATGTTTCGTTTATTGGGGAATTAAGCCTTAATTCGACATTCTAGCCAACACCCGTAGGAATATCTTTTATTTCTACGATGTCGTCGGGTAGAGCAGAAATTTTCTTTTTATAACATTCGACAGAATACTCTATCTCTTCGATGTCTTGCTTCATTTTCTCCAACTCTTCAAATTTCTTTTTTAAAAGATTCTCTAAAAGTTCTAAAGAATCAGTCCAGTGTTTTTTATCCATGTTTACGAATTGCCCTCTCGATTTCTGATCCTTTGAAAAACTCTAAAGCTCCATCTTTTTTTATATCGGACTCTGTTCTTTGAGGTTGCATTTGTCCCGCGTCGGTTCTACCGCCTAGAAGTGCATTTGCTCTGATTCGTTGTTCCTCTTTTATTAAAGCCTCTTTTCTATCGTTTTGAGCTTTTAATTCAGCGACGACTTTCTCTGTTCTATCTAAGAGCGTTTCCTCTGTTTGTGGTTGTGTTGGTTGTTCCATTTTATTTATTCCAGTGTAATAACCAGTTTCTAGCTCCTTCTAAAACAGGTATTAAAAACAAGAACATAGCATTGTCAGTAAAGTATACAGCCAAAGAGGCTAAAATTACTTCTCCTGTTGCAATACCGACTTTCATTAAAGTCTTTTTCCAGTCATATGTTGATTTTACCATTATAAAATTTTAGGGAGTACAAATTGAAGAGCTATAACGATACCCATTCCAGTATAAACTATTTTAATAAGATTATCCACTTTTTGCTCTAATTCATTATGAGCTATTAAAAACTCTGTTCTTGTTAAATATTCTTTCATAGTCCGTAGTTTGAAATTATAGATTTAGCTTCTGCTTTTGTTCTTAAATCTCCAATCATTTTTCTTTTTTGCATTATTGCTGTTTGTAAATCTGCTCCTTGATTTTTCCAATATCCAGCATTTAAAAAACCGTAGTATTTAGCTTCGTCTTCCATAGCTGATAAAGAATCCTCTGCTGTTCTTAAATATTGGTTTACTATAATTGGGTCATTTCCCTCTTTTATTTCTTTGTCAATCATTCCAATCCATGTATTTGTAACATCTTCAGCATTATTAAAATCAGCATTAGTTCCCTTAGCATGAGTAAAAGAAACTAAACCTTTAATAAATCTTTGTCCAATATTCATTGAAGAGGCAAAAACCCCGCTTTTTTTAGTTTCTGCTTGTGTTGATAAAACAAAATTGCTTAAATCTTCTGCAAATTTCTCTCCTGTAATTGCTTTTAAATTATTATCAATAAAATCCCTAACCCTCAAATCTACGGGGTCAGCGTAAGTTTCTAATTTATTATAAGGAAGTAATGAGTCTGTTTCTTGTGTAGGCAGACCACCTGTTGTATCTTGTGTTGGTATTTCCCCTGTTTGCCCAATAGGTTGCGTCCCTATTGCTTGTTCTTGTCCAACAGGCGATTCAGTTTTTTCATATTTCTTTAATGCCTCTTGCTGAGCTATTGCCACATCATTTTGTCTAGCTATCTCATAAGCATTTGCTTCTCCCTCTGCTTTAATATCTTGTGCTTCTTGAGTCTCTCTTAATTGGTCTAAAGCTGGAGAAGTCCCAGGAGCTATCTTACCCTTATTTCCTTTTGCAGCCATAACAGCTAAATTATAATCTTTCTCTTCCATCTTTTGCCCTTGAAAATAATAATCAGGCTTAATCGTGTTTGCTTCTCTAAATGTTTCTTTTTCCTTATCTGATTGAATCTTTTTATCTACGCCCTCTGAAAAGGATTTTAATGATTTCCCCCCAGTGTTTGCATGACCCTTATATCTACCACCATAAACAGTTCCCATTATCTACCCACCCCCGCTGTTGTATCTGAAGCCTGAGGCATCATTCCCCCATCTTTTGCAGTATCTTGCTGTAATCCTACACCCATTGTCTCAGGCGGAATTAAATCAATATGGATAAAAAGTTGATTCCAAATCTGACTTTCTAAAAAGTTCTGTTCGTTTTGACAAATCTGTTCGAATGAATAATAAATTGTTTTACTTTCGGATTCTGTAGAATTTCCACCAGCTCCTGGGACAATTTGAGGTAATTGAATTGTTCTATAAAATCTATTTCTTAACTCATCTCTCCATGCAAAGATATTAGCTGAAACAACCAATTCTACAACTTCATGAGTTACGGTATCATCATCATCTGGAATACACATGTCAACCCCAATTTTTCTCGCTTCTAAAACATTAGATTTGAATACCGCTATCTTTGTTGGGTCATCTGTCTTAAGTTTCCAGATAATAAAAGGCATTGCTTGGTTACGCATGATTTGTTGGACTAATTTGAAGTTTTCAGCATCAGCCAAAATTGTTTCCTTAAGCACAGAAATATCGCTGATTCCATGAATTTGGTCGCACATTCGATTATTACATAAATGGAATATGTCCTTAGGTTCAAACTTCTTTATATTTCCATCGGCTTGATGATAATCATATCTTTTAATTAACCCGTCCTTTCCTGTTATTATTTCCATTCTTTCGGGATTTAAAGGTTTAAGATTTAAAAGAATATTTGTCTCTTCGTCTCGAATAATTTCTGCGAAACTGTCTCCGAAAACCTTTCTGCAAACTTCCATGTTAAAAAGAATATCCCTGAATGAATCCTTACCCCAACCTGAAATATGTTCTAAAATTACGGTTGTTCTTGTATCTGCTTTCCAACCCTTACCAACATTAAAGATAGCCTTCATTAATAACGCACTCTTTAAATCGGGTACCGAATTAAAAAAGCCCCATTGCTCAGAAGCGTTACTATTCATCCACTTGGTTTCATCTAAGCTGGATGTTGTAGAGTCAACACTCATTGAATTGATGGTTGTCGCTGTTAAGGCGGTTCCTATTTGTGTGTTACTTAAGTTTATTCCCGGCATTTTATTATTTTTGTAATTTGAAAGGAAGCATGATAAATAAATCAGTCCCTACAGTTCGACCTACAATATCAACGAATGTTTTTAAACTTGCTGGGTCATGATATAAATCAAAATCGTCTTCGCAATTTGAAACTATTTCTAATCTTATTCGGTCACCGACTGCGAAAGCTTTCTCGGTAGTTGTTATTTGAACATAATCCCGCACATACCATGATCCATCTCCTGTAGTTGCTTTAGATGTTGCTGTCCCTAAAGATGTTTCAACCCCTGCGGGTGTGACATGATAAATAGTGTATGCAAGAGTGTTGTTGTTTGAATCGGCTAATAAATGTTTAGTTGCTTGAACAAAAGCAGTAGAAGTAGCTAAAACCATAGGAATTTGAAAAGTCAAATCAAAATTTATTTCAGTTATTCCAGCTCCAACATTAAATTCAGTCCCATATCCATAACAACCCGAAGTACCTACTGCAACCGCCCCTAGTGTTGGAGCATCTAAAACTTGTGTTGTTAAATAATATCCTGAACCGGTTACCTGTGTTGCATAAATCCCGTAAAATTTAAGATAACCAGCATTATTAACATAATCTATCCAATCGAAATTGATATTAACAGCCGAATGTCTTCGAAACTTCAAAGGTACGCCAATTTGTTCGTTAATTTGTGAAGGCATTTTTACGCACTCTCTATATAGTCTCTACATTTAATTAGCATGGCTATATCCATATCGAAAGAACTCCAAAGAACATCTATAAGAAGTGAGGCAGCTTCGAGAGAAGTATATCCACTAGTTTGAAAAGGTACTATAAATTTAGAGACGAAATTACTTTCTGCGTCCGCAAGAATTCCTTTAACATCGGCATTTAAAGAAGCGTATTTGTCACTCCAATTATATCTTGTTGCCGTATTGATATAAGCTTCAGCTTGTAAGCATAAGGCGTTAATTCTTGCTTCTGTAATAAGAACAGAATAGTTAGCTCCCGCTTTTACTAATATTTCATCTGAAGTTGCAAAGATTCCAGTGTGAGCCATTAAGTATTTCTCCTTATCGCAAGTGCGAGATTTTCCATTAGTTGAAATTTAATTGCGTCAATAACAAACATCTCTACCTCTATCATTTTTTGAGTTACGGGGTCAAAGAAACTTCTAATACACTTGGTCGTATATGCGTCAATTGCCATGTTTTTTAAATGTTAGTGAATTATTTAAATTTATCTATCAGTAAGAACAATACAAATCTAAAGCATTGTCTTGTTTTGCGAGCCATAAACTACGAGTTAATCCTTCTGCGATATGAGTATCTTTGCCCCAAATCTCCCATTTACCATCTTCATTACTAATTTGAACAGAAGCTAAAGAGTCTTTAATTTCTTTATCATCTAAAAGTTTTAATTCTCCTTTCTCCATTAAATTTAATAAATTAAAGTACATATCTGTTTTTAAAATCTTTTTATGTTGTTTATCATCTTTGTCTAATGGTCTCGACGCATTATTAAGAGCTATTGTTTTTGTTCTTGTTTTTGTGTTATTCAATAAGTCTGAAAACACACCCCAACCAACCCCACCGTCATCAACACCAATTCTACGAACATGAAATTTACTAAATAATTCTATTGCAGTGTTTACAGTCTCGTGAACATATTTTTTAGTAGTTGTGATATTCTCAATTTGTCTAATTGAAGTTTTATGAATTTTATCCACAACCTCAAAAGTATTCAAATCCTTACCCATACCTGCACAATCAATTCCCATGTAAGTTTTACCTCTAATAATCCCATCACGCTTAAGAATACAAACTTTAGAGATTAACTCATCAGAAAACATTCTTTTCAAATCTTCTAAGAACAAACCTAAGTACTCTTGCCCAAATTGGAGTTCTGTCATCTCGTTCTTTTCTTGTTCTAATAATTCAAGAGCTTCTTTTCTTTGTTTTTCAGTCCAATTCACACTAATCGGTCTTTCATTGATTACATCAACCGTAGTTTTATAGAAAACTGTCCAAATTCCATTTTTATTTTCATATGCTTTATAAAAATAGCCTTGTTTTCCAAAAGGTGTACTATCCATCCATAATTCCCCGCCCGTAGTTAAAAGCATGGCTTTTGAGGCTTCAAATGCAAACTCTGGAATCCTGGAACCCTCATTTATCCATAAAACCCCTTTTGTGAATCCTCTGATAGAAGCTCCCGTCGTACCAATAGCCTTACTAATGATAGAAGAACCGTTTTTTAAAAGAATTTTCCCCTTAGTTGTATCTTGTAGCTTTCTTGATAATAATTGTTTGTAATCGTGCTCTAAGAATTGTAAAACCATCATAATAACATGCTGAGCTTGTTCTTCGGTAATCGAAACAACCATAATCTCTTCATGAGGGTTGTTTGCTAATCTATCAGAGGCTTTTTTAGCTAAAACAGTCGTTCCACCAATTTGTCTACCCTTACAAATTAAAATCCTTTTAGACTTACATTCTAAAACTTCCTCTTGCCACTTATCAAACAACATTGAAAGAAACCTCAAACACCCCATTTAGTTCTTTTAGTTCGTTTAATAGCTCTTGAGTCTTCTTATCTGAGAAATCATTAGGCTTACACTGAATAAACTCAATTCGTCTTAGAAGTAAGTTAATTATAACTACATCGACTTTTGAGTGAGAACCCGCTGATCTAAAAGCTATCAAACCCTTAGCTCGTGCTTCGTTGACTATCGCTCTCTCTTTTCTCACACCCTTTAGATAATTCTTGTTTGGCATTTTTCAGTCTCTTTATTTTATTAAGTCTAGATTTCAATTCTTTATAAGCGTCTAGTTTAATTTCCATCTCTAAGCATTTTCTCCTGGCATGATTTTTTAAGGCATACACCGTTTATAATTGTTGCACATTTACAAATAGGGCAATATTCTAACTCTTTCTTTGGTAGAACACCTATACCTATAAGTTTTACCATTTTAACTCATCCTAGTTATAACCCTTATCAGCCATACCTTTTTTAATTTTTTCTATGTAAGCTCTATCTTCTTCAATTTCTACTTCTGTAGCTACACCCCCATGATGTTTTATAATTAAATTTCTTATTCGTTCTTCTTCTTGCTTGAAATTCAAAACAGTCTTTTCTTTTTCTTCTTTATTTTCTTCAACTTTGTTTAAAGTTTCTTTTAATACTTCAATTTGTTTTTCAGTTTCCATTTTTTAGATCCTCCAATCTTTTTTCATATTCTTTTTTTAATTCAAGTTCTGCTATCTTTGCTTTTATTTCTTCTTGTGACATTTTACTCATCTTTGTTTTTTCAAAATATTCTCTTAGAAGAGTATCTATA